AAGTGGTATAGACCCAGTGATATGGCTTACTAAGCTTTAATAAACGAAAAAGACTAACATTTGTTAGTCTTTTTTTATTTATCATCTCTTTTAGTCATCGCATTTTTAATCAAATCATTTAGATCTCGATTATTAGTAACCAATCCCTCCGAAGATGTATCAGATTTTTCTGCTTCAGCTTGTTTAACTTCAGGGTTTTCAATTTCATTATAACCTAAGTCTTTTCTTAATGTTTTATAGAACTTCTCTAATTCAGTTCTTTGATTTGATAAAAACTTCCCATTCTCTCTAATTTGACCAATTGTTTGATTGACAACTTCATGCATTCTTGCTGCGTTATCACCATTATCAACTTGTCTCAATTGAGATAGAAAGTTTTTTCTAGTCATTTTTGATAAGAAAATTGCTTCAGCGTAAACCATAGCGTCTTCTCTCATCTTATTTCTAATATAAGAATGTTCTTTTAATTTTGGTATATCACTTAGATATAAATCAACCAAGGATTCTAATACATCCATTGATTGTTGTGTAGCTACAGTTAAATCAGCATCATAATCATATATCTCAATTTCACCTAAATCAGGTAAATCTTCTGGCTTTGCTAAGTGTAGAGAAATGTCAAATTCCGAGTTTTCTGACTGGATTTGATCGAATTCATCCTGTAATCTAATTCTTTGTTCTTCACTTTTTGACATAAGTAAACGGTTTTTTACAATATATATAAAAAAAGTAAAGTCCAATTTATTATGGCAAAAGAAATAATAGAAAAACAGATGATATTTACCACTCGTCTGGTAGATGAAGCTTCTGATAAAATCAATGATGGTATCGTTATAAAAAGATACCAAAATCCTTGGTTAAAATCTGAAGTAGGTCTAAGAAGAGCAGGGGTTTCATTTAGAATGTCTCCAGAAGAACAAGCAGAGTATATTAAGTGTGCATTAGATGTACACTACTTTACGGAACAATACTGTAAAGTAAAAACAGAAGATGGATCAGTAGGTCAAATTAAATTAAGAGAGTATCAAAAAGAAATATTAGATAACTTTGTTAATAGTAGATTTAATATTCTAATGGCGTCTCGTCAGGTTGGTAAAACAATCTCAGCATCAATTTTCATGTTGCATACAATCCTATTTAGTAATGATAAGAATATAATGATTGTTGCCAATAAAGGAGATACTGCAGTAGAGATTGTAGATAAAATTAAATCTATCTACTCATTATTACCATTCTTTTTAAAACCAGGTATTAAAACTTGGAATCAAAAATCATTAACATTTGAAAATGGTTGTAGAATAAAAACATCAGCAAGATCTAAAACACCAGCTATCGGTTTTACCATTGACGTACTTTATCTTGATGAGTTTGCACACATTCCATCAAATATTATAGAACCTTACTATACCGCAGCTTATCCAACCGTGTCTGCAGTACAAAACTCGAAGATTATTATCACATCAACACCAAATGGTATGAATTTATTCCACAAGTTGTTAACTGATGCAGAGAGACCGGAAGGAGATCCACTTAAAAATAACTATAAACCTATGAGGGTTTACTGGCATCAAGTTCCCGGTAGATTTGTTACTTATCTAAGATTAAATAATCATAGATTATATGAACACGGTGTAACTAAAGAAGAAATATTTGAAGGTATTAAACAAAGATATCCAGAGAAAATAACTAAAACTCATATGGGATTCAATTCAGATTTCCAAAAAGATATTATATCAGTATTTAATAATGAACAATGTACTGATGAAGATGTTAAAAATCTAACTTTCATTGATTCAAAAGGATTTGAAGTTCCTTTAAGAGCTATTGGTGAGATGACAACTTGGAAAGAAGAAGCAGTAAAAGATATTGGTGGTGAAGATGCGTTTAACCAAGAATATGGATTACGTTTTATTAACTCAAGCAAATCGTTATTAAACGAAGCCATTATTGATAGTCTTTTAAATAATAAGAAAAATTATAAGTTTGAAGAGATTTTTGAATTTGAAAATAAACTAAGATTTAGCTATAAAGATTTGAGATGGGTTGATGATGATGAAATATTTCTACCTATTAATAGAAAAACCGAGAAGGTTATTATATCAGTCGATATATCTGAAGGATTAGGACAAGATTATTCTATTATGAACATATTTAAAATATCTAAAAAAGATATGGATTTAATTGAATCACAGAAAGCATCCTATAAATCAGTTACCGACTTTATTAGATTGGAACAATTTGGTTTATTTAGAAGTAATTTAATCTCAGTTAAACAATTAGCTGAAATACTTTACATATTAGCCTTTGAATACTTCAATCCAGATAATGTTAAAATAGTTTTAGAGTTAAATAACTATGGTAATACCTTATTAGCTGAGTTGCCACATGTTTTTGATGGTAATAATCAATATGGTTCATCTATTTTCTTTAGATATAAACATAGAGCAGATGCAACTGAAGAAAAAGTTGGATTAAAAGTAGGTGAGAATAAAAATATGATGGTTAAAGATTATCAAGATTTAATGATTTCTAAAGGATTCTCTATTAATAATGAAGAAACTGTTAGAGAGATTACAACATTTGTTAAACACACAACAACTGCTGGTAATACCAGATATGCTGCTGATGTAGGACACGATGATTGTGTAATGACTATTGTTAATACAACTTCAATATTTTCAAAAAATGATTTTAAAGAAATGGTTGAAGATACTTTACAAAAAGATCCTACATTTAAGAACTATGTTGAAGATTGCTTAAAAAATCTTGAATATAGTGAAACTGTTGATTATTCACAATTATTAAGTGTTAGAAGAAAAGTTTTAGGTAGAAATAAAACTGTTAATGATGTTAATAGTACGGGTATAAACTGGTTTAATAGTGGTGGTAAATAAAAAAAGACATCTGATGATGTCTTTTTTTTATTCATTCACTTCCATAGTGACTGAGAGTCCCGCCGATTTTAGTAAATTCTTCATTTCTGAAATGGTTTCTAAATCACCATACTTAACATCACACTTACCATTATTGTGAACAATATGAGCACACTGTGTTGCTTGTTCATATTCATGCTTACATACTTTCATGAGACATTCAATAACCCAATCAAATGAGTTATAATCATCATTGTGAAGTATCAATTTATAAGGTTTAGATAAAATTTCCTGTACTTTAGATTGTGTTTTTTTCTTAGTAATAGTTGACATATCTTATTTGAATATTTTTGTTGTTTTGTTCTTTACGTCTATTATAGTAATTCGACAGTCAATTGTTTTAGCCCATTTCTCAAATTCCTCTAAATGCTCGTAACGGTCGTCATACATTATAAATTCTTGTGGATTAACCTTTGAAATCATTTTTTCAAATAATCTTCTTTTAAAGGTAAAAGTATCACCACCTGTGTTTAAATAAACTGCATCAAATGACAAGTTTAAATTATCTAAAATTGCTTCTACCTCTGGTCTTAATTTCTCTATACGACCTGTTGCCAAAATAACATAGTTATCTGGATCAGAAACTGCTTTTAAATATTCTTGGTAAACATAAGGATTTACCGTGACTGGAAAAATATCCATATCTAAACTTTCTGGTTTTGACCACCATCCTCTGTGAGGATATTCAACACCAAACTTCTCTCTCCATATAACTTTTCCGTCGTCATGTTTAACTGTGTTACATAAAGTATCATCAAAGTCAAAACAAACTAATTTCTTTATTTCCATATTCTTTATAATTTTATACAAAGATATATATAATTTTTTAATATATAATAAAAAATAAATAAAAAATATGGATTTTAAAAAGATTGTTATTATATTTTTACTACTATCAACTATTGGGTTTGGTCTTACCTGGTATTTTGGTGGATTTGATGCATCAAAACAAAGAGTTAAACAACTTGAAGAAGATTATAAAAAACTAGAACAAGAAAAAAAAGCAGCAGAAGCAAAAATTGCAATATGGCAAGAGATCTATAATAAAAAGGATGCAGAGGATAAAAAACTAGCTATTGAAGTGGGTACCGCAAAAGCCAATGCACAAAGAGCTAAAGAAGATGCAGAGAATGCTAAAAAAGATCTATCAAGACTTCAAGGTGGTATGGAAAAGACTAGAAAGGAAATTGAAGAGTTAAGAAATAATCCTAAGGTTCTGACTGATGATGAACTATTAGAAGATTTAATAAAAAACACATCTTCAATAGAAAATAAAAAGGTAAATAAATTATCTGAGATAAAGGATAATAAAGATAAAAAGATACTACATAAAGTTATGGAAAAAGAAACATTATATTCTTTATCTAAACTTTACAATGTAAGTGTTTCTGAAATAATGGAACAGAATAAGTTTCTAACGAATAAAGGTCTACAAGTAGGACAAACTTTAACAATTAAAAATAATTAATATAAAAAATAAAGAGAAATAAATGAAAAAGTTATTCACACTATTAATGACATTAGTTTTTACAACAATGTTTTCACAAGTTACACAAAAAATTAAATATCCAAGATTTGAGGTAGATTCACTTGGACAAAAAGTTATAGTTATGACTATACCACAGGCAATGAAACTTAATAACAATTCAAATATATTAGAAAAGTTTGAACAGTTACAAGCAGAAATGCAAGATTATGAAAATATATGTATAAAAGTAATCAATGAAAAAGATGAAGTAATTGCTAAACTAGACGTTGTTATAACCAAACAAGATAGTCAATTAGTTAAGAAAGATGAGAAAATAAATGCATTACAACAAGAAATAATTGGTTGGATGCAAAAAAATCAAGTTTTACAAACAGAAGTAGTTAATAGACAAAATGTAATTGATGAAAAAAATAAACAATTATCAAGACTAAAAACAAAGATGGTAGTAGGTGGAATAGGTGGGTCTGTTGTAATAATAGGATTAGTATTATCAGTATTAGGAGTTTTTTAAAAAAATACAAAAAATGGCTTTTTATACTTAATATATAAATCATATAAAAAATAAACAAAAACATGAAACACGTTAAAGCATTTGAAAAATTTCGTATTCAAAAAAATAGAGAAGAGATTATCAAAGAATCTGTTTTCCAAGTTAACGATCTTTATAAAGTAAAAACTATGATTGATTTACCTCAGTCTTTAATAAACGCTTATGTTAAAAAAGTAAAAGATACTACAGGTAAAAACTTACGTCAATTCTTTGGAGACGTAGATATTGCTGAAGAAATCATTAAATATGTAACTACTACATTTTTAGATATTGATAAAATTCCTGGTGGTGCTATAATGGGTGGTCAAACTCAAGCTCAAACTCAAGGACAAGGGCAAGTACAAGTTCAAACTGAACCACAAGCTCAAACTCAAGGTCAATCCGAACCACAAGCTCAGGCACCGGCACAAGGTCAAGCTCCAGAAGGAGAATTTGAAGAGCCACAAGCTCAAACCCCAGTTGAAGGACAAGCTCAAGCACCGGCACAAGGTCAAGCACAAGAACCTACACAAGGAGAAGAAGAACCTACACAAGGACAAAAAGATGAAGAGGAAGAAGAGGAAGAAGAATTACCACTTTAATGTTTAAACATAAAAGAAAAACCACTCAAATGAGTGGTTTTTTATTTAATATACTGTGTAAGTATAAAATCTCTTCGTATTA